AAAATGCCACTAATAAAAATGCTACAGCTCCATGTCTGTGCCATGATTTCAGCGTCTGGTATTGATGCGGCGAGATGTTTTTCAATGGGAATCGTTTAAGCTTAGTTTCCTTTGCATCAAAAATAATTGAATGACCTTCATAAATTCCGTTATAGTCAACCCATGTCGCCGTATCAAGATGGCCTGATACCTTGTTTCCCTCAGTTTTTAGGATTTTTACTGGCGTAGGCACTTTTCTAATATCTGCTAACCAAGCGTTGCGATATTGGTTATTTGTCATTTCTACCAGCATTTCTAGCTTTGCACCCCTGTTAGCATGACTTCTTGAATAACGTTGATTATGTGTTTTCAAATTGTTTCATCTCCTTACATGTTAAAAATCAAATTGTTTTAGCAGATTTTCAGAAAATGTTTTTCAAGAACTTTTTCATCCAGTTCAAGCCATAGAATTTCTTCGTTTACTCGACCTGATAGATTAAGCAAATGCACGGTACTTAGACCGCGCTTTTGCTTATCATCTCTACGCCATTTTGAACCACCTTTTACTACCGCTTCTTTTCCAGTAATAGAAGTGTTGTCGCATATGTTAATTACCAGCGGAATGTTACAGATATACATTGATACCTCTTCATGCATTTGCATCAAATAAGTCACCCCTACCTGATTTTCTTAATACTCATAATGACAAAATCTTCAGGAAGACCATTTTCCCCACCCTTTTGTAAGTAAATGACCTTCACTTCGCAAAATCTCCCTGTATACAGAATTTCATCACGATCAAATTCATTTATTTTTAAAATGTCTCCCACTCGGAAGCTTCTGTTATCAAAACCACACATAAATGTCTTCAAGCCTTTAACAATGTCTTCAAACTGTTCAATGTAGCTGTCTAATTCATGCGTCATTGGCTTTTCTTTTTGCTCAGACTCTATGACTACCTGTCTCTTTTCTATTGCAACGGATGGTGTAAGTGGCTTTCCCTCTTTGTATTCCTGCGCCGCTTCTTGTTGCTGCTCCTCTGGAAGTCTTGATAATTCATAAGCGGTTGTGATATTAATATTTTCTTTACTAAATTCTTCTTTTAGCTCAGGTGTTAGCTTTTTGTTAATGCTGTCCATGCGTGCCACCTGTGATGGAGATACTTTCATGAGTTCAGCAACAATTTCACGCTTACGGCCCGTGAATTGAATACCACTTTTCTTTAGATCAGTCAGTAGCTCATGCAGTCGTGCAGCTTGATATGTCTTTTCAGCATCAGTTAATTCCCTTGCTGTGGAATTTGCTAAAATGAGTTGTAGTTCAGCTTGAATGTCGTCCATTGATTTCATGATCTTGCATGGTATTCTATTAAATTGCTCGTTACCTTCTGCATAAAGTTCTTGCATGGCCTTTAATCTTCGATGACCACTTATCACTTCAAAATCGTTCTTCCGCTCCCGAACCAATAAGTTTTGTTGAAGGCCCATTAATTCAATGCTAGCTTTTAACTCCACCACATCACGGACAGTGTATTTATTCATTTCCGATGGAATTAACTTTTCGATAGGGATGAAATCTACTTTGAATGCTAGTCCATCCTTCTCCACCGCTTCTTTAGACTTATCACTCATTAGCTGGCTTAGATTAAATTTCATGTGTTCGTCCCTCCATTTTTTGTGTCCGAAACTAGCACATTTCTAGGTATTCTTTGACCAGTTTTTCATAGTCCTGTCCAGCAGTTGATTTCTTGTAATCTAGCAGTGGTCTTCCAATGAATGTCGTTTCATCAACCTTCACTGTTTTTCTAATGACAGTGTGGAAAAGTGGATAATTTGTGGATGACGCTAAATATTCACTCCCTTGTGTGTTCACTCCATTTCGTTGATACATCGTAATAAAACAGCCTTTAAAAACAATATCTTCATTGAACTCTTGAACATTCTTTATTTGATCCAATAACTCTGTCATTCCATCGAATGCGAACTTATCGACCTTGATAGGGACTAACACGTCATTTGTAGCAACAAGCGCATTAATGACCGTCATATTGATGTCAGGCGCATTGTCGATAATGCAGTAATCATATTCATCATTTAACTGCGACAAGGCTTTACGAAGTCGTGTTTGCTGTGGTCGTGCAACGTCTAATAATATTTCTTTATTGGCTTGCAGAAGATTCATATTAGCTGGAATGATGTCTAAACCTTCATATGCCGTACTCTTAATAACACTGTGGATATTGCAATCCCTATCTGTTAATAAATCTGCTAAACTTTTATCCTCGTAGTTATGCAAATTGAAAAATTTAGAAGTATTCCCTTGCTTATCGTTATCAATGAGCAGCACCTTTTTTTCATGCACTTTTACTAATGTATGAGCAATATTGATAGCAGAGATAGTCTTTGCTACTCCGCCCTTTAGATTAATTACGCTGATCGTCTTCATCGTCATTTATTATTCTCCTTTTGCGATTTACTGGAATATCAATCCGCTTCATTTGGACATATATATATGCACCACTTACATAATCTGAAAATGAGACATTCATTTGTTTGAACTGATAACTTTTATACATTTTTTCAAAGATTTCTTGTGCTCCAATTTCTTCTGTTGCAATTTTAGTAGCTTTTCTGCGTGTTAATTTTGTATCTGAAATCGACTCTTTTGTATGCTTCTTTAAATTGCGTGATGGTGTATATCCTTTTCTTGTCTTTTCTCCTTTTTCTTTAACTAGGTACTCTCCTAGCTTTTTGAATCCAAAATCTGAATCTTCCAAACGGTCTGAGCTTGCTCTCCCACTATTCCATAGCGCTTCCGCCACTTCTCGATTTGGAAAGTTTGTGACCATGTGATGGTGCGCTCGGACTTTTTCGCCGTTTCGTGTATGCTCTGTTGTGTATAAATATTTCAACTCAAAATTTGCATACTTCTCCTGTTTCTTTAGCCAATACTTCATACGCTTTATTAGATTTGACATATCTTTTTTGGCTTGCTCATAGTCTTTAGGTACATACTGGTCCGAATATGTGTATGTCATGTATAGATCATGGAATGGACGGAAGTTTGTATTCAGTAATCTCACTACATGTTTTTGCCTGTTCTTTTCATTTAACTTCTCCTGTGCCTTACTGCTATTCTTATCAGTTTTTACACGTTTCCCTTGAGGTATCTTCCAATATGGATACGCCTCCACTTCTAAAACTGGCCCACACCAAATACTTTTCACACGATAGCCCGCAATAGCTCTATCCAATAAATTATCTTCATGCATTTTCGTTAATTCTGACTCACCAAATGCTTCTTCATATGAAGCCAAAACATGTTTCATCTTATGCTGTTTATTCTTCATGGCTACTCTCTCCCGCTGCATTAATAATCCGGTATCCTTGCTAATTTTTGGATTTCGTCGTAAATCTAATATCCAATACAAGGCCGTAATTGACTGATTGCCATGAAGGTTGCTATACTAGCAATAAGGTATTTGGCAATAGTCAAATAAAGCCGTACCTCTCATAAGTACGGCAAAAGTTGTAAAGTTACTAACTATTTCCAGTAGTCAGTAATTGAGATCAAACTCACGAGTTTTAAATGCTGTTTAATCGTTGGAGCGATTAAGCAGTTTTTTAATGCCTTCAACTTGGGCTTGCATTGCGACTCACCACTGAAATCTTCTCGAACCGACTAGCAATCTCGGATAATTTGTTTCTTCGTTGCGCTTTAACCTGAGCATCTAATCGTTTGATGTAATCGGCTCTTTTTGACAAAGCATCAATCAGCTCTATCGCCAAATCAAAATCACCATTTTTAAAGTGGTAATTAATTGCTGTTATTAAGTCCTTACGGCAAGCTTTTTCTTTTGCAAGTTCGATTTCTAGCCCTCTAAGACCACCACGAGAAATAACTTTTTTATTCAAAAAATCCACAAATACTAGATTCTGCAACGATTTTTCGTATGCATGTTGTAGCTGTTCTAACATTTTCTTTCCTCCATCGTTTTAATTTTTTCACCATGTAATTTGCATAGCTTTAGGTTTAAGAAGCACTCCGTTAACCCCATATCCCGCTTCAATTAAAACTGATTTAAAAATTTCATAAGTACGCGAATCGCTAGAATTGAAGAAAAGCATTTTTTGTCCCTCGTTTGCAGCTTCTTCAATGCC